ACAAGCGGTTGATAATTTAGATTTAACACAATCCAATATTTTAAGTATTGATGAAACACTCAGTTCACAGTCTGTTGAAAGCCTGGTGCTAACACAGGCTCATGTGCTGGTTGTTGATGCGTTGTTGTTATCACAAGCGGTTGATAATTTAGATTTAACACAATCCAATATTTTAACGATTGATGACAGTCAGTCCGGTCAGCTGCTTGATAATCTGGTTTTGTCAACAGCTGGTCAATTAACGATTCATGAAAGTTTATCTTCACAGGCTTCTGATAATTTAGATTTAACACAATCCAATATTTTAAGTGTTGATGAATCATTAAGCACGCAAACCACTGGCAACGTTATTTTATCAAATTCAGTTCTATTGGTGATTCAAGAAACATTGTCAGGTCAGTCAGTTGATGTGCTGGATTTATCACAAGCCAATGTATTGACAATACAAGACCTGAATCAATCCGTACTGGTTGATCAATTAGATTTAACACAGTCAAGTGTGCTGGTGATTGATGACACGTTATGCGGTCAGCTACTTGATAGTTTGGTGCTAAATAACGGGTTGGCCGTGCCAACCGGTGAACACTTACTGATCATCAGCAAAGATCAGCGTTTGTTGATCATCACTGATGATTTTAGAAAAATGACTACTCAATAAAAGGTTTTATCATGAAATTTAAAGTGATTATTGATGGTGGCTTCTTACACGGCACCAACAAATTTGAAAAAGACAACACGCATGATTCAGACAACTTTGATGACATGAGTGATGATGATGTTCACAACTATCATCAAGCAGGCTTCATCAGTCTTGATGGTCTGGATGATGTGGCACCGGCATTTTCAAAAGCAGAATTGTCAATTGACAATTCATCACAATCAGTTTCGTCAACAGTAAAGGCTTAAGTCAATGGCTAAAAAAATGGATGATCCGTTTATTGATGGTGGTTTGTTGGCCATTGATAATTGCACGCTGCTGTCAATTTGTTCAGCTGAACCAGCAAACAAAGCCGGTGTTGCGGCTTTAACCTTGGCCAGTGTAGCTGTCACCGGCGCTGATTTTACCATTGCCAATGGTGACACGTCAGGGCGCAAAGTCACGGTTGCACAGCAAACAGACATGACTATCAGTACATCAGGCACCGGCAATCACGTGGTGATTGATGACGGCACCAATATCCTGGTGACAACCTGCACACCACAAGTGCTGACCAGTGGTGGCACGGTCACCGCCCCTGCATGGGATCATGAAATTGCTGATCCTGTTTAACGCATGAGTCTACCTGTCATAACCATTGGTGATGAAACCGGCAAGACCTGCACGGTGTTGCGTGGTGTTGCTGCCGTGGCGATTAATGGCAGCGCCACTGTTCGTGCCGCCATTGTCACCGCTGATAAAAAACAATTGATGTCAGCACCGGTGACGTTGGTCAATACGGATTTAGGCAACGACTGGCCAAACGGTGTTGTGCGCGTGGTGATCCCTGCCGCTTCACAATATACGACAGAGACTGAAACCGATTCAATTAAAAACATTGTGTCAGGTCGTGCGCTGATAGAAGTTGAAATCTATGATGATTCGCAGTTGCCTGGTAACAAACTGAACACATGGTTTGATTCAGTAATGATTGAAGATGCTGCCATCAATTAAAAAGGTACTATCTGGACGTTAGCCAGTACGGGTAATTCGCACCCCGTTTTTTTTGCAGATGTGGCGGTGTATAGGGGGTTATAGTTTGTCTTCAGAGTTTGAAAACTTGAACGCAAAAGCAAATCAATCAAGCTTTGCCAGACTGGTTGGTGTTTCACAGACTGCGATTAAATCACATTTTGATAAAGGCACATTGATTGCTGGTCAATCACTGGCAGATTGGTTGCATCAGTATTGTGAAAGTCTACGAACTGAAGCCGCTGGCCGTGGTGGTGATGATCAAAAATCTTTAACGCGTGCGCGCACAAATGATGCGCAGCAATCTGCGCGATTAAAAGAAATTCAAATCGCTGAAAAATTAGGTGAACTGATCAGTGCTGAAGAAATTAAACCGGCTATTTTGGCGATGGTTTCAGCTGCGCGAATAGAACTACTTTCACTGCCGTCAAAGTTAGCTGCTGAATTTAAAGCGCTATACGGTGTTGATGTCGATGAAAGTTTAATTGAAGACCATATTCATGAATCACTTGAACACCTTTCAGGAGGAATGCCAGAAAACACTTGATGGTTTGATGTCTGAAATTTATCAGGCATGGGCACCGCCATCAAAAATGACCATCACTGAATGGTCAAATAAATACAGATACCTGGCACCGGAATCTTCAGCCATACCTGGCAAGTATTCAGTCAAGCTGACACCGTGGGTGCCTGGTATGCATGAAGCGATTGATGATCCATTCAACTGGAAAATTGTTGCTATGAAATCCGCGCAAGCGGCGTGGACGGATGGTGTATTAAATAATTATTTAGGCCGCAAAATTGACATTGACCCCAGCGCCATTGTCGGCATGTTTGCAAAAGCAGACGCGGCCAAAGAATACGTTGATGAAAAATTTGAACCGATGGTGACAGCAACGCCACGGTTAAAAAATATCATTGACGTGACTACATCCAGAAAGGATGGCAACCGCAAAACCTTCAAGCGGTTCCCTGGTGGTTTTTTAAAACTGGTCGGTTCAAACAGTATCAGCAATGTGAAGTCAACACCGGCACCGGTTGTGTTTGTTGAAGAACCCGATGACGCGGCAGACAATGTGGGCAGTCAGGGTGATGCCATTAAATTGCTGGAAGAACGCACCAAAACATTTCCGAAAAGAAAAGTGATCTTTGGTGGCACGCCATCCATCAAGGGTGTGTCAACGATTGAAGCGGCGTTTTTGGAAAGTGATCAGCGCAAATTTTTTGTGCCTTGTCATGACTGTCATGAATCCCATGTTTTAGACTGGGATAATGTGACCTGGCAAACGGATCAAGACCAGCATCATGAAATCTATGGTGATGCATTACCAGACACAGCGGCTTATGCGTGCCCGCATTGCGGGTCACTCTGGACGGATTTTCAGAAAAATAAAAACGTTAGAAAAGGCGAATGGATCGCAACCACTGAATCACGCGGCATCGCCGGTTTTTATATCAACGAAATATACAGCCCATTCCCTGGGTCAAAACTGGTCAGGCTGGTTGAACGTTATCTTCAGGCGCTGAAGAAACAAGACAGCGGCGACAATGAAGACATGATTGTGTTTGTAAACTCTTGCAAGGGTTTGCCATACGAGATTGAAAGCAACGCACCTGAACTGGACGAACTGGAAGAACGTGCTGAAGATTATGAAGAACTGACGGTGCCCGCCGGTGGTCTTGTGTTGGTGGCCGGTGTTGATGTGCAGCATGACCGGTTAGCAGTTCAAATCTGGGCTTATGGTCGCGGTGAAGAACAGTGGCTTGTTTACTGGGGTGAATTACCAGCTAAAAAAAATACACTCGACATCACTGATCCGGTCTGGTCTGAACTGGATAAATTATTATTCAGAACCTTTAAACATGAAAAAAATTATCAGTTAAGAATAGCGGCGGTTTCAATAGACTCATCTGACGGTCAGACTTCAGACGCGGTTTATAGTTGGGTTAGACCCAGACAAAAACGCGGCGTGATGGCGGTCAAAGGTTCATCAAATGACTATGGCACACGCGAGATTTTCAGCAAACCAAAGGCGATTGATACGCGCGGTAAGTCAAACACCAAAGCGTCAAAGTACGGGCTTCAGATTTATATTGTGGGCACGCACAAAGCAAAAGATTTATTGATTGGTGATAAAGGCCGGATCAGTCTGACCGGTTCCGGTGCGGGCAGAATGCACTGGTATAAAACAGTTCGGGCTGATTTTTATGAGCAGACATTTTTAGCAGAAGTAAAAGCCCCACACAAAAAGGTCAGAAAAAAATTAATCTGGCAACTCAGAAGCGGGGTCAGAAATGAAGGCACTGATTGTTGTGTGATGTCATTGCACGCATCACGTTCTTTGCGGCTTAACTTGATGACTGATAAGCAGTGGGATGACCTAGAAGCAAAATTTAAACAGATTGATTTGTTTGCTGAAGAACCTGTTGTTGAAGATAAACCTGTTAAAGAAAATCCAGTTAAAACTAAACGATCATCACGCGCTAAATCAAGACGGCGTAACGGTGGATACATTAACGCGCACCGGAAATAATTTGTGAATATAAATACAACAGAACCTGATGCATTTGTTGCGGGTAACACCGTTAAATTCACCAAGTCTTTGCCTGATTATTTACCGGCTGATGGCTGGGTGTTGTCCTATGCGTTTGTAAAAGACGGTGATCAGCAACTTGTAACGGCCACTGACAATGGTGACGGCTTGCATTTAATCACGATCAGTGCGGCTGATTCTGCAAAATTTAAAGACGGAATTTATCACTATCAGGCATCAGTTTCAAAAGGTGGTGAACGTTATCAGGTTGTTAATAATCGGCTTGAAGTCAAGCCGAATTTTGCAACACAAACCAAAGGCTTTGACAGTCGCAGTCATGTGAAAAAAGTGCTGGATGCGCTGGAAGCTGTCTTTGAAAAGAAAGCCACTAAGGATCAGGCCAGTTACACGATTGGTGATAAATCTATTTCTCGATTAACACCGGCTGAATTAATTAACTGGAAAAATCATTATCAGCGTTTATATAACGCAGAACTGAAATCAGAACGTATTAAAAACGGTGAAGCAGCTGGAAATAAAATCAGGGTGAGGTTCTAAGATGGCCGATAAATTATTGCTGGGTCGGCTGGTTGAAAAAGGCATCATGACCAATGATGATGCTGTGAGAATGGCAGACTATAAACCTTCACGTTCTGGCAAGCGGTCTTTTAATTCAGCACAGGTGTCACGTCTTACATCAGGCATGGCCACCATGCCAAAACCCATTGATGTTGATGTCAGAAATGGCCTTCGAAAGCTGCGCGCGCGTTCTCGACATGAAGCGCAAAATAATGATTATGTGAAAAGGTTTTTATCATTATTAAAAACCAACGTGATTGGATCAAAAGGCATTGTGAAGCAATCAAACATAAAAGACCCTGACGGAAAAAAAGACAAGCTGGCAAATGATGCAGTGAATCTTGGCTGGAAAGACTGGGGAAAAAAAGGCGTTTGTGATGTCACGGGGCGTTTAAGCTGGATAATGGTTCAACAGTTATATCTTGAAACCTGCGCGCGTGACGGTGAAGTTTTAATTCGTAAAGTCAGGAACTGGACAAAAAATAAATTTCGTTTTGCTTTGCAGTTTTTAGATGTTGAGTTGTTAGATGTTGACTTAAATACTGATTTAAGAAACGGCCATAAAATTCAGATGGGTGTTGAACTTGATGAGTGGCGCAGACCGGTTGCGTATTATCTGCTGACCACCAAACAAACCGATTATGATTATTCGTTCACGGGTCGAAAATATCAGCGCATTCCAGCCGATGAAATCATTCATGAATATTTGCCTGAATGGGTCTGGCAAACGCGTGGCATTCCCTGGGTGGCTTCATGCCTGATGCGCTTGAACATGCTGGATGGTTATGAAGAATCTGAACTTGTGGCCAGTCGCGCGGGTTCTGCAACCTTTGCAAATTATGAACGCATTGAAGGTGAGTCACCCGCACCTGATTTAAGCGGGTCACTTGAAAAAGATGCTGAAGGTGAATTTCTGCAAGACTTTGAACCTGGCACCATTGGCATTTCTCCTGAAGGTTACAAGTTAAATTTATTAGACCCTCAACACCCGAATGCTGTTTATAAAGATTTTGTGAAAACGTCATTGCGTGGTGCGACATCTGGCATGGGTCTGGGTGTTTCTTACAATTCATTATCTAATGATTTGGAAGGGGTTAATTTCAACAGCTTAAGAAAAGGCGCGCTTGATGAACAAGATGCCTACATGTTGTTGCAAGAATGGGTTGTTGAAAGTCTGTGTGAAAATGTTGCTTCAGAATGGTTGAATTTGTCGCTATTGTCGCAAGCGTTAACCGTTAACAATAAACCACTTGATTTTAAACGTGAAGAAAAATATCAGGCAACAAATTGGCAGCCCAGACGCTGGCAATGGGTTGACCCATTGAAGATGATGAACGCACATGAAAAAGGGCTTTTAAATAAAATATCAAGCCCGCAAGAGGTCATCAGGGAAAGAGGGCGTGACCCTGAAGACGTGCTTGATGAAATTCAAAGCTGGCATGAAATGCTGAAAGAAAGAAACCTGACACACAATGAACCCGCACCTGATGCGGGTTCTTCATTTACAGAGGATGAAGAAGACGATGACATCAGCGATGCAAACAAAAACAGTTAAAACTTCGCCGCTTTATCGGTCGGCCATATTCAAACGTGATGCGGTTAATGAAGAAGCGCGCACGGTTGAAATATCTTTTTCATCTGAAGAACCGGTTGAACGCTGGTTCGGTTTAGAAATTCTGGATCACTCACCGTCATCGATCAGGCTAGGCCGCTTGGCTGATGGTGGTGCGCTTCTGGTTGATCATGATCCGCGTGATCATGTTGGAGTTGTAGAAAATGTTTCAGTTGACGCAGACCGCAAAGGGCGGGCTGTGGTTCGCTTCGGTGAAGGTGAACGGGCTTCTGAAATTTTTAAAGATGTTGTTGCGGGTATCCGCACAAAAATTTCAGTGGGTTATGTACCTATCCGTTCTGTATTGGAAGAAACCAATGAAGGCGGGCTTGATGTGTACAGGGTCATTGAATGGGAACCGTATGAAATCAGCGTTGTTTCAATTCCGGCTGACACCACTGTTGGCCTGGGGCGTAGCGCTGAAGAAAACAAAACCGATCTAATTATTGAATTTACAAACAAACAGGAGGGCAGACAAATGCCTGAAGTTATCGAAAATACAAAACCGGCAAAAGTTGAAGTGGTCGCTGAACATGAACGCAAACACGGCGCTGATTCTGAACGCACCCGCGCTGCTGATATTCTGGCAATGGGTGACAAATATTCCATGAATGAACTGGCGCGTGAACACGTTGCAAACAACAGTTCAGTTGAAGTCATGCGTCAGGCTGTTTTGGAAAAGCTTGATAATATGCGCGCCGTTGAAGCGGATGCACCAGACATCGGTTTGACTGACAGTGAAGCTGGCAATTTTAGTTTTGTTCGTGCCATTCAGGCGCTGGCAAATCCTCAGAATCATCGCATGCAGGAAGCGGCGAAATTTGAAATGGAAGTCAGTGCGGCGGCCAGCGAAAAACTAAAACGTGAATCACGCGGCATGACCGTGCCGGTTGATGTATTAAAACGTGATTTAACTGTTGGTGTTGCTGCCGATGGTGGTAACACGGTTTCAACCGATTTGATGACAGGCAGCTTCATTGAAATGCTGCGCAACCGCGCCTTCATGATGCAGCTGGCCACGGTCTTGACAGACTTGAACGGGAATCTGGCGATTCCACGTCAAACCGGTGGTGCAACTGCTTACTGGGTGGCAGAGAATGGCAACCCGACTGAAAGCCAGCAAGCGTTTGATCAGGTGCCGTTATCACCTGAAACCGTGGGTGCCTTCACGGACTTCAGCCGCAAGTTAATGCTGCAATCTTCTCTGGATGTTGAAGCGTTTGTTCGTTCTGATCTGGCGCGAACTATGGCGCTAGAAATTGACCGCGTATGTATTGCGGGTTCGGGTATCGGTAATGAACCAACCGGTATTTTAAATACAACCGGCATTGGTGATGTGCCTGGCGGTGCTAATGGTTTGGCACCTGGCTGGGATCACGTTGTTGATCTTGAATCAGAAGTGGCGATTGATAATGCTGACATGGGTTCTCTGCGGTATTTAGTGAACGCTAAAACACGCGGCAAACTGAAGAAAACATTTGTTGATTCTGGCTCTAATGCAGAACGTGTTTGGGATAACCGCGCAGGCAATACGCCGCTGAATGGTTATGAAGCCCTGGTGACAAATCAGGTGCCTTCTGATCTGGATAAGGGAACCAGCACAGGTGTTTGTTCTGCGCTTATCTTTGGCAACTTTGCAGACTTATTTATTGGCATGTGGGGTGGTCTTGATCTGACGATTGACCCATATACAAACAATCTGTCTGGTGGCATTCGTGTTGTGGCGTTGCAAGATATGGATGTTGCGGTTCGACACGCGCAATCCTTTGCAGCTATGCAAGACGCGTTGACTGTTTAATAAAAATAATCAGTTTGTAACCTAACAAAACAAGGGGTGTTTTCATCCCTTGTTTTTTGTGGAGTTTAAGAAAATGGCGAAAGAAGAACAACTTGAAAGCATTAAAGTATTACGCACCACCATTGCCAGTGGCGTGCGCATTATTCGTGGCGCAATTACTGAAGTCAGTGCATCTGATGCGCGTTATTTAAAAGGCATCAAAAAAGCGCGTGACGTTGAAGATGGTGATGTTGATGAACCGGTTGAAGAAGTGGTTGTGAGCACTGGCATTGATCCTGAACGTCTTGAAGCGTTGATCAATGCCGTTATGGAAGTTGATGACAACAATGATGCGTTATGGACAACTAACGGCGCACCGAAAGTGTCAGCAGTGAAAGCCATCATTGATGGTGATGTGTCTGCTGATGAAGTGGAAGCGGCTTGGTCTGAGATTAACAAAGACTGATGTCAATTCTTGATGATGACGACGTGTCAGATTTTTTTGACACGGATGATTTTGCAGAAATGGCCACGATCAATAATCTTGACGTGGCCGTTATTTTTGACAAGCGTGAAATCATCACACAAGACATCATTGCTGAAAGACCGGTGATTGATTTGCCGACCACGCACACCACGGGCATCAGTGAACAAGATGACGTGGTTGTGTCGGGTAAAAAATACACGGTCAATCACTGGGTGCATGATGGTCAGGGCATCACCACAATAATTCTGGATGAAACAAAATAAATGGCACACGTAAGAACACAAATCAGAAACGCAATCACCGCGTCATTGATGGGGTTGACCACCACAAAAGATAACGTGAAAGCGTCACGCATTAACCCTGAACGTGATTTGCCGTCATTGTCTGTTTACACGGTTGATGAAGACAATGAACTTGAAACAATGGGTTCAGTGCGCAGTGAAAAACGTGAACTGGAAGTGATCATTGAAGTCAATGTTCTGGCCGGTGACGGCTTTGATGATGAAGTTGATTTGATCTGTCAGGAAGTGGAAGAACAGCTTGCCGGTGATACTTCATTAAAAATTAAAAACGGCGGCCTGTTGCATGATCTTTATATAAACAGAACGCAAATTTCACTGGATCAGGATTCAGGGGAAAAACACGGCATGGCAAAAATTTCATATTTTGCTGAATACCATGTCAATGAAAATGATTTATCAACCGTTAATTAGGAATTAAAAAAATGGCCAAATCTCAAATTGAAATGTTTCACCCTAATTCTGAAACATCGGTACTGGTATCAAAAGGAACTGAAAAGACAATGATGAATCGCGGCTATACAACCGACAAATCAAAAGCAAAAAAACCGGTGAAGAAAGAAACGGTCAAAACTAATTCAACGAATAAGCCGGAATAATAAACAGCTTATTTATTCAGTAATTTTTTTATAAAACTTAAACGAGGGTTTTATCATGGCGAAAACTAAAGCGGCTGAAGGTTCGGTCAAAATTGGTGCAAATTTGGTGCTGGAATTAAAAGGCATGAGCATGTCAAAAAGTGCCAACACGATTGATATGAGTAATTTGGCGGATGAATGGAAAGCCATTGCTGCCGGTCAAAAAAGCTGGTCAGCAAATATTGAAGCGTTTGGTGATGCGGATGACACAACCGGTCAGGGCGCATTGGCAGAAGGTGCTGAAGTGGTGCTTAATTATTACCCTTACGGTGAAACATCGGGTGATAAATATTTTTCAGGCAATGCCGTTGTCACTAGCGTTGAAAGCAGCAACGCGATTGATGGCATGGTTGAAGCGTCTTTTGCTGTTGAAGGCAATGGTGCTGTGACTGAAAACACGGTTGTTTAATTTTACCCTGGGGTGATGTATGGCAAGAGCTAAAAAAGATAAAAACAGAAATCCTATTTTTGATCAGATACTAAAAGATAATAATACTTTTAGTATGTTTGTTGAAGCCTGGGGGATTGATGTTTTTTTTAATCAGTTCACGCTGGCTGATTCAGACTGGATTGAAAAGCATTCTGTTTTTAATGGTGAAACGGTGGCGTATACAATTATCAGAAAGCTTATGAATGGTGAAGGTGAAAAGCTTTTCACGGTTGCTGATAAACAGATTTTGATGCGCAATTTTTCTTCTGAAGAACTGTCAAACATTGTGATGGATATGCGCAAGACCATGAAAAGTGATGAGGTCGATTACGCGGGAAACTCGAAAACGACCAGTTAATTTACACAGTTTTTTTTCTGGCCTATAGACTCAAAAAAACCGTGTCTGAAATTTTGGAAATGACCGAGCATGAATACAGATACTGGGTTGTTTATATCGAATCATTACAGGGTGATTAATTGTCATGATGTCAGTCGATGTTAAATATTCAACAAAAAATATTGACCGGCTGATGAAACAGCTGCCAAAGCAAACCACGTTTGCCACGGCACTGGCATTGACCCGAACCGCACAGGAAGTGCAAAAGGAAGAACATCGGGAAATTAAAAAAGTGTTTGATAGTCCAACCGCGCGCACTAAAAATGCCACGTTTGTGATTCCAGCCACCAAAGCCCGCTTGTCTGCTGAAGTCAAAGTCAAGGATGAAACCGACAAAGGCACACCGGTTTCAAAATACCTTGAAGCACAAATCAAGGGCGGGGCACGTCGGCACAAAGGATTTGAAAACCGGCTGATTGAAAAAGGCATGATGCCTGCCAATATGTTTGCGGTGCCGACGCGCATTATTAAAAAAAATCAGGCCGGTAATGTCTCGCAAGGTCAGATTCAAAAAATATTATCGGGTTTGTCTGCCCAGCGTGACAGCGCACAAAATGATTATAAAGGATCGCCACGCGGCAGAACCGCTGGCAAATATTTCTCCGGCATCATCAGTGGTGTGCATGGCATCTGGGATGTTAACAAATTAAAAAACGGCGGCGCGGCGTTACTGTTTATTTTTGTGAAAGCCCCGCGTTATAAAGCCCGCTTTGATTTTCAGGGTGTGGCCAAAAAAACCATCAAGCGTGAATTTTCAAATCAATTTAATAAGGCTCTGGCCTTTGCATTAAAAACAGCAAGGTAAATCATGGCGCGCAAAGTTGTTGAAAAAGTTGTTATCACCGCTGAAAACAAAGTGTCAGCGGCGGCAGCTTCGATCAAGAAAGATTTTGATTCTGTTAAACAGGCCGTTTTTTCTGTTAAAGGCGCGGTGTTAACGGCAGTCGGTGTGGGCGGCTTTGGTGCTATGACCAAAGCCAGTGCAGACGCGACCACGGAAGCGGTTAATTATGCGCAAGCACTTAGGATGTCAGCGCAAGAATTAATGGCCTGGCAACACGCGGCCAAAACCGTGAACATCGAAGGTGACAAGATGGCTGACATTTTCAAAGATGTCAGTGAAAAAATCGGTGATGCGTTATTGACCGGTGGCGGTGAAGCGCTGGATGTCATTGAAAAATTAAATCTTGATTTGAATGATCTGGCCAACCTGTCACCGGATCAGCAATTATTAAAAATTGCAGCGGCGATGGGTGATGTGGGCACCCAGTCTGAAAAGGTATTGATTTTAGAATCCTTAGCTTCTGATGCTTCGCTGTTAATTCCGTTATTAGACAATGACGCGGCGAAATTAAAAACACTCAGTCAGGAAGCCATCTTAACCGGTCAGGCACTGAACAATGTGGATGCGGTTAAAGTCAAAGAAGCCAATGACGAATTCAAACGCGCATCATCATTGATTGATGGTGTGGGCAATTCCGTGGCGGTTGAATTGTCGCCGTATATCAAAGCCGGTTCTTCAGAGTTATTACAGATGGCCGCGAATGCGGGCGGCTTTGGCAACATCGCATCATCTGCAATGGATAAAGCGCTATTTGGTGTCAAGGGTGTGTTGTGGGCGGTTGAACGCTTACAAGTCGGCTGGCAGACCCTGAAGGTGGGGGTGATTGGCGCGGGTGCGGCTGTTCTCAATATCTTTAATGAAATTTATCAGGCGGCAGGCGAAACCAACAAATTATTGACCAGTATCGGTTTAGGTTCTAAATCATTTGCCGCTGGTGCTGAATTAATGGATCACATGACCCAGGGCTTCAATCAGTCGTTAGCGGATGAAGGTGATGCTCTGGTGTCAATGGTGGGCAATCTCGGCAAGGCCGGTGACAAAATTGATGCGTATGTTGCCAAGGTAAAAGCGGCGGCGGCTGAAAGTGCAGCCGTGACCGTGGCCACCACGATTGATGCACCGGTTGCCGGTGCGGTTGCCACCGGTGTGATCGGTACAGATGAACAGGTTGCAGCCGACATGGCCAAGCTGGACGCGGCCTTAATGACCAAAGAAGAAAAAATTGCGCAGCATGAAACCAATTCTTTACTGACCATTGAAAGCGCTTATCAACAGGGCTTGCTGAATTACACGCAATACGAGGAAGCCAAAACCCGTTTCAGTAAACAGCAAAACGATTTAAGAAAAGCCGCTGCCATCAGTGGGGTGCAGGGCGCGCTGGGTGACATTGCCGCGCTGACCGGTTCCAAAAATAAAAAACTATTTAAGCTGGGAAAAACAGCGGCCATTTCGCAGGCATTAATTAACACCTATCTGGGCGTGACCAAAACAATGGCTTCCGTGCCGTATCCGTTCAATATTCCGTTAGCGGCTGCACAGGGGGCGGCAGGTCTGTTTCAGGTGGCCAAAATTCGGGCGCAATCGTTTGGCGGTCAGGCGCATGCCGGTCTGGATCGGGCGGCCAATGAAGGCACGTTTGTTTTAAAGCGCAATGAAATGGTGCTGGATTCTGGTACGTCAGAGAAAGTCAGAAACAACATAGTCAATGCCACGCAACCTGGTGAAGGGGGCGGCAATAATTTCAATGTGAACGTGAACATGGCACCGGATTCACAAATCAGTGACTGGGTAAGCCGAAACAAAGCGGTCTTGTTTAATGCCTTCACTGACATGATGAATGAACGCACGATGGCTTTTTAGTTCTCTGTTTTTTTCAAATTAATTTTCATTTTTTTTTAACTCTTTTTTAAAGGCTGATGAATGTCCGGTCAATTTCCTGTATCCCCGATACCCAAAACAGTTGATGTTGAATCAGAACAATATGCGTTTGTGGGCACATCCAACACCGCCAGACGGCACGCGCGAAAATTAGGCGGCCATTTGTGGCGGCTGGCTTTAAAGTTTCCCCCCATGTTCATTGATACCTTTGCCCCTGTCTGGGGCTTTCAAATGGAAAATGACGCATCAGAAACGTTTCAGTTTCAGTACCCGCTGGATAATCGCGGCGTGGGTCTAGCTACCGAAACCACGGCCAAAGTGAATGCCCCTGGTGGCGTGCCCGCTGGTGCCACGTCTTTTTCAATTGATGGCTTAACCCCAAACGTGGTGGACAAATTTAAAATCAATGATTTTTTCACGGTGGCATCATCGGCAAAAATGCATCAGATCACCCGCAATTCAGACACCGATATAAACGGCAACACGGTGGTGACGTTTCGCCCTGAAACCATTGATGACTTTGCTGATAATGATGCGGTGGTGGTTAACAAGCCCAGTTTTTCAGTGGCGTTCATTGGCACCATTCAAAAATTCAACACCAGCAACCCTAAAAAATACCGCTATGAATGCGAACTTGAGGAAAGTCTATAATGCGCGGTTTTAGTCCGGCGGCTTTGGCAGCACTGGCAGCGGGTGCCACCACATACCGGCTGGTTAAATTTGGTTTTTCATCGCCGTTATTATTTACCACTGCGCCCCGCCCCATCACACACGGTGGTGAAGTTTTTGTGCCCAGTTCAGTGATGGGCATCTTGCCAGATTTAAGTGATGAACTGGGCATGGTGCCTGGCACCATTGATATACCCATGTCCGGTGTATCACTGGCAGAACACGCGCTGACCACGGCTGAAAATTACCTGAACCGTGAAGTCACGCAGTGGCTGTATGTGGAAGGGGTGGATGAAGCGCAGATTGTTTGGGAAGGTTACATTCAAAACGCACCGTCAAAAGAAAACTGGAAAACCGGCAAGGCTGACATCAGCTGGAAATGCGCCAGCCACTGGGCAAACTGGCAGCAAAAAAACGGGCGCATTTTATCACTGGAAGGGCATCAGGCCACCAGCGGTGATGACACGGACGTGTTTTTTGAATACATCGGCGTAACCGATGACCGGCTTGAAGACTGGGAAAGCGTCAATGAAGGGCTGACCGGCAACCCGTTGATTGATGGTTTGATTGATGCGGGCGCTGATTTGCTTAACAACGCCGGTGAATTGATCGGCGGTGTTCTGGATGGCTTGGGCAGTATTTTTGGCGGCGGGGGGGGTGGTGGTGGTCAGACAATGGCCAAGCAGGAAGCATCACATAACCTGATCAAATACCCGTCAGCGTTCAGGCGGCTGCCGGTGCTGTACGGCACCACGCGCACCAAAGGCATTCCGATGTTCAGGCGCATTGATGACGCTGAAACATCCAGTTTATATGTGGTGTATGCCCTGGGTGAAGGGGAATGTGATTCACTGGTTGATATTACCTTCAAAAACGGTGAACCCTACACCGGATCAAATTATTCAGGGCTGGTTGACGTGGTGGGTTTTTATAACGGCACCGCCACGCAAACCGCTGATCCTACTTTAATAGAAAAATTTCCAACGCTTTGGACGGCCAATCACAAAGGCGCGGGGGTCTGTTACGTTGTTTTAAAATACGCCAAAGATGAAGTCTGGTCAGGCGAACCCAAACCGGCGTTTATTGTTAAAGGTAAAAAATTATTTGATCCCAGAACGTCTGTCACCGAGTGGTCAGCTAACTGCGCATTAATAGTTAACGACCTGTCAAAAAACCCGATCTATGGCAAAAACTTACCTGACGCAAAAATCAATCTTGATCTGATTAAAAGCGGCGCTGATCGTTGTGATGAACAGATCACCGACCATGACGGCACCGGTGTGGGTGATAATGCTGAAACGCCATCCACTATCAACCGTTATGAATTTAACGGTGCCATATCCACTGATGACAGCGTGAAAAGTAACGTTGAAAAAGTGCTGTTTAACATGCGCGCTTTTTACCCGCGCTATTCTGGTCAGCACCATTTGATTTTACAACAACCCAATGAAACGTCAGTCTATACGATTGACGAGAACAACACAGAAGGTGAATTTTCTGTGATGCCGTTGTCAGCCACTGAAAAAAATAACGTGATTTATTATGAGATTAATGACCCGCGCATCAATTACCGCAAAGCCAATTTTCAAATTGATAACGCAGTTTATCTGGCAGAAGACAACGGCATTGAATCCAGTCAGGTGGTGGGCAACCTTTTTGAAAATAACCGATACAGGGCATTGCGTCATGGTGACATGATTTTAGACAGTGGCCGCACGGGCATCCGCGTTGAAGATAAAATTATTCAAGGGGATGCAGTTGATTTAACCGTGGGCAGTATTGTCAAAGTCAGCCGGATTCAAAAAGGCTGGGTTGATAAATTATTCAGAGTTCATAAAACGGTTTTAAATAATAATAATGAAGTGCGTGTTTTTCTCAAAGGTTATGTCAGCGACAATCATGATGCGACACTGCCAAAAGAAAAAGTGCCCGCGAATGATTCGATTTTATACAACCCGTTAACCGTTGGCACCGTCACGGATATTGCGTTTACATCAGGCACGGCAACGCTGTTGAAAATGAAAGACGGCAGCATTGTGTCACGCGTGAAAGGTGTGATTGCGGTGGCGGTTGATGAGTACGTGACCGGCTATATTGTTGAGTACAAAAAAACCAGTGAAACCAACTACACCACACTGACCACATTGTATGGTCGCACCAATAATGAATTCTTTATTTCACCGGCTGAAGATGAGCAAAGTTACACGGTAAAAATCACCACGTTCAATGCCTTTGGCAGAAAAACAAAAACACCGTTCACCAAAGCACATGTGGTGGTCGGCAAAACTGAAGCCCCTGGTGAACCATCCGCTTTGTCAGCGTTGTCTGGTGTCAATGCGGTGCATCTTGACTGGATCAATCCGGTTGATCTGGATTTTTCACACGTTGAAATTCACGCCGCCAGCACCAACAATTTCACCTTGTCAGCCATTGTGGGCACGGACAAAGGCGGTGAAGAAAGCGGCGTTAGAGTGGGCGCGTTCACGCACCCCACCACGGCCAATAAATACTATTGGTTGATCGCCAGAGACACCACCGGCAACGGCTCTGATATTTTCCCTGGTAATCCTATTGGCGGCATTCTGGGTTCACCCAGTCCGGTGACGGCGGGTGATTTATCGGGCACGGTTGACTGGTCATCACAAATTGGCGGGTCAGGTAAACCGGCAGATAATGCAAACCTTACCACCAACACTAACCAGTTAACCGATGGCGCGGGGCTGGGTAACACCGCGCAATGGTCAGGGGTGGGCGGGTCAGGTAAACCGCAAGATAATGCAAACCTTACCACCAACACCAACCAGTTAACCGATGGCGCGGGGCTGGGTAACACCGCGCAATGGTCAGGGGTGGGCGGGTCAGGTAAACCGCAAGATAATGCAAACCTTACCACCAACACCAACCAGTTAACCGATGGCGCGAACCTGGGAAACACAGCGCAATGGTCAGGCGTGGGCGGTGCAGGTAAACCAGCAGACAATGCCACCCTGGGTGCGCAGGTTGATGGCAATTTATTGGATGCGGGGGGCAACCCGATTGATGCGGTGGATTATTTTTCAAACACGGGGCTTTATTACCGGATTGATTTTTTAACACTGGATGGTTTTTTATCAACGAACACAACGATTGATGAAGACGGCGTTCTTGTGTCAGCGGCCAATGACAGCAGCACGCGTTATTTTGTTAAACCGATCAGCACCCGTGTGGTGCCAATCAACTTTGATAAAACAATGGGTTTTAAAACGCGGGCAATATTTGCCGGATTATCGGCCACTTATGATGGCTATGTTGGCATTGGAAACCGCTATGATGCCAATGGTGGTTTTGGTGCTGTTTTTGATTACACGGGCGGCGTGTGCAGGCTGGGTGTGTGGAAAAGAACCAGCGGGGCGCTTTACACATCGGCCTATTCAATCACTTTTGCAAACGGCGATGACCTGACCCTCATTTGTGTGAAAGATGGCACCGTGATCACGCTGACGGTGATCAACAACACCACGGAACTGACAACAACACTGGTTTATGATCATGTGACATTGTTGACGGGTTCACCCACTTATGAGCTGTCGGTTTACATGCCGATCTATTCGGCCACAGCTACGCTTTTATTGAATGAATGGTTTGTTTTTCAGGCTCCTTAATTATGTTTATTAATAAAAAACACCCTATACCGGCTGATGCTGTGATTGTCAGAGATGCTGAAAACGGCTTTGACGTGACCTTAAAGACTGACGCAAAAGGCCAGGCATTTATGCTGGATGATTTGCGGGTGCAAGCGGTTATGATCATCGAAAAGCAATATAAAAAATCATTAAAAAAACCGTTTGTTTCCGGCGCTTTTGAATATTCCGCTGACCCTGAAGATCTTCAGGATTTAACAAACGCGGTGATGTCTGGAATCAATCAGGAGTTCAAAACGTTTGACGGGGTGTTGCGGCAATACACACCACCTCAAATCAAACAAGTTTTAATGGATGCCACGGCTGCCAAGTTGGCGCGGGTAAAAAAAAGGGATGAACAAAAAGCATTGATTGCGTCAGCTGCCAATGAAACCGAAATCAATAACGCGTTAGCACTTTAAGCGCACAATTTAAAATAGGCTGAATGATGTTCAGGTGATGACCAGCCGGTGAGTTGTTTCAAAATATAATGCACGTATTCATGGTCTAAGGCGGTGCCGGTGTTGGTGGTGTGATACGGACTGTCACGATCCAGCAACACAATCAAACTGGGGTCTGAATAATGCTGGGCTTCTTTGCTGGTGTTGCCAATTTGCATGACACTGACCACCATTAAATTAATAGCAAAATCAGGTTCATTAACGGGGCGGGTGTTGTTGTATAACTGATAAGAACGAATGCAGTTGTAAACCTTTAAAAAATGATCATTTAAAAAAGTTTCTGTCAGGGCGTTTTGATCATGGCCGTCATTGCGGTATTCAATGCCCAGGCTGGTAATGGTGTCATATTCAAAACCATAGCCGTGGTTGTTGGAATCGACATCACAACCGGTGATGATAATCAGTGCCAATACACACAACAATGTTTTCATTTGTCCTGCCTTCCGTTTGCTATCCATGACTTAAATATAAACGCTGTGATCATTCAGCGGTATGAATCATGGTCTTCATTATAGGTAGTTGATTTAGCCGAAACAATCGTTTTGAGTGAATCGGACAGAGTAAGGACAGGCGCGATTTTTTAACGTTACTTTTTTTTACACAACAAAGGAAAAAAAGCATGAATTTAATTTATTTATTAGCGGCAGGGGTGTTTATTTTTTATTTTGCCTGGGTGCATTATCTGGCCATCATGAACCTGAAACGCAACAAAGAATTTTTATCAGAGAAGGTGAAAAAGCTGGCTGCGCCGGTGCTGTTTATAGGCGGCGCGGCCAATGTGCTGTTTAATTGTTCAGTGGCCATTGTGCTTTTTCGTGAACGGCCACATGAATGGTTTTTCACACACCGTTGTCAGCGCCACCAAAACCAGTCAAGCGGCTGGCGATTGGCGCGCGCAAACTGGTGGTGTGCCAATATTTTAAACCCGTTTGATTTGAAGCGCGTGCATTGTTAAAGCAGGTTTTCTGCGCGCCGCAGCCGCGCCTTTAGCAGTCCGATTGGTTTTTTAAAATCGCCGCCAGTGATGCACGGGTGCTGACCACATCGGCCAGTATCAACAGCAGCCGCCATGTGGCATAGGGAATTTCACGGTGTTCTTTGTGGCCTTTGGCGCTTTTCCATTTGCGCACCGTGGATGACCCGCGCCGTGTATCCCAGCTAACCCCCACCAGTTTTGCCGCGTCATTTTGCGACCAGCCCGCCAGATTGATCAATTGCGCCACTTGTTCAGGGGTGGGGCGTTGGTAGCGCTCATCCGTTATAGGAAGCGCACAGGGCAGGTTTTTAAAACCGTCCAGTGTCAGTGGCACGTCATTGTTTGTTTGATAAATTGCGGCTTGTTCACTCATGGGAGTGGCTCCGGTTGGGGGCTGGTGATCCAGCCCCGTGGTGATTATAAATAACCCAGTTCAGCAAAAGACACCGTGCCTTTGATGCTGACAACAACGTGATCCAGCACGCGCACATCAATCAGTGTCAGTGCATCTTTTAAACGCTCCGTGATGCGGCGGTCAGCCGTTGATGGTGTGTTGTCACCACTGGGGTGATTGTGCGAAAAAATCACCGCCGCTGCATTTCTTTTTAAAGCTTCCTTGACCACTTCACGCGGGTAAACACTCGCGCCATCAATCGTGCCCCTGAACATTTCTTTCATTATGATTAACTGGTGGCGGTTAGTTAAAAACATCACGGCAAACACTTCATGCTCAAGGTCTGCAAATTGCAGCTGCAAAAAGTCGCGCACGTTGGCAGGGTTTTCAAGAACGGGTTGTTGGCTGATGTGGTCTTTCAGAATTTTCTTGGCTTGGTTGATGATCTTTTTTTCTTCTTTGGTGAACATGGCTTTTACCTGTTGTCTATGGCTGGGCGGTTTGCCTTGCCGATGTGTTTATTATACGCCCCAATGGTGGGGGGTTGCAAGCGGTTATTGCCTTTATTTTAGGCTGAAAAAATCGGACTACTAAAGGCGCGGCTGCGGCGCGCAGAAACCCAAACGCACAAAATAAATCGTGTCAATTTCGTGCCAATCGTAGGGGAAAACAGGGCAATACAGGGGCACGATTTGAAAACCGTGCCCTGTAAGCTGTTGATTTTATTGAAGAAATTGGTGGAGGCGGCGGGAATCGAACCCGCGCTGACCCCTATCAGGGCGGCGTTTCACGTGGAACCGTGCCCGAATCGTGCCTGTTGGTCATCACGTCTGGGGTCATGTCTTCATAATCCATTAAGTCGCTTTCACAGTTTTCATCAAAAATCAGCGGGTGTTTGAAGTGATCCATCAGAAAGTTTTCTAAGGCTTCGATTGTTTCAGGTTCGCCGCTGTAAAAACTCAGTTTTGTTGGTATCGGATAGCCATGACCCTGGGCAATCCATAACTGTTTTTTACATTGCGTGCAGGCTATTGAAAAGGTTTTACTCATGGTTTGTTTTCCCTGTTGTGGCTGGGCACAATTTAGCACCTAAACGCGGCGCATCATTTGGAATGAAGCGGGCATAAGTGCGGGCGGTGAATGTCCAGTCTATATGGCCAAGCATCCGCGCAATCGCACGGATGTCTTCACCGGCCATCAGTGCCATTGACGCAAAGGTGTGGCGCGTGGTGTAGGGTTTTCGATAGCGCACTTTCGCGCGGGTCAGTGCCGGTGTCCAAAAACTTTTTCTGATCGGCGCATCACCTTGCCAGCGCTCTTGATAGCGTGGGTCTTGAAACACTTCAGCGCCTTTTAATTCTGAAAATTTGCGCTGGGCTTTGATGGCGGCCAAGGCTGGTGGCAATAAATCAACTTCACGCGCACCGGCCACGGTTTTGGGGTCTTCATGGCCGGTGCCGTCTTTGATGGCGGCGGCGGTTAAGGCTTCATCAATGAACACGCTTTGCCGGTGCCAGTCAATGTGCGACCAATTTAAACCGACCAGTTCACTGGTTCTTAATCCCGTCCAGAACGCAAAGGTGATTAAATTTTTAAACTGTTCATCACGGCAGGCTTCCAAAATGGCGGCGCGTTCATCGGATGAAAACGGATCAACCGGCGCGGCCTTGGCTTTCTGGCCGGTGCGTTTGCGGCGAATTTTCCAGCCTGCTAAGGGGTTGGTCTGAATCAGCTCATCATCCATTGCATCATTTAAGGCTTCACGCAACGGGCTGATCAGATTGCCCTGGGTCTTGGCGGTGATGTCGGTCTTGGTGGCCAGCCATTCTTTGACATGACGGCGTGATAATTCTGACACGTGCAAGTCACCGAACTGGGGAATCAGTTGATTGAAAATGATTTTTTTATATCCGGCCACGGTGCTGGCTTTTAACGAACCAGTCAAACCCGTGACCCAGTTTTCAAGGTAGGTTTCCAGCGTGATCACCGCCCCTGGTGTTTTAGCAAAGCGGGCTTTATTTTTTGAGCTGGGAAACGTGACGGCATAATCAAATTCACCACGGGCAATGGCATCTAAAATGGCGCACCGGTGATGGTAGACTTTTTTTAAATTCTCATCGGTTGGGGTGAGTTTGATTTTTTCACGGCAGCGCTGACCTTTATAGGTGAAACTGATGTTGATGCTGGACGCACTGGCAGCACTGACCCCTTCGTACTTTCCACCCATGAATTAAACCCTTCAATGATGATTAATTTTTTGCCGTCCGGCGCACACACCCATTGCTGGTGTTCACGCCATTCACCTTTAGAGATTTTTTGATAAATCGCTTTCTCGGTGTAGCCGGTCTCGATGGCGGCTTTTTTAATTGTCCAGTATTTTGCGTGCATAGTATTAAACTATTTGTTTACAATCGCAAGTTTTGCGGCTTGATAGTCAATCACCGCGTCTGCTGGCTGGGGCAGTTTTTTGACGTGATCATCAGAATAGAATTTCAACATGCCTTTTTTGATGGGGTCAATATTGACTTCATTGTGCACCCATGTATTGCAGCCAAAAAATCGCAGCCATGATAAGACGTTAATATTATTAGTGATATATACATAAGTGGGTGCGTTGATAATGATGACAATATTATCATTTGTGGTGGCCGGTGCTGGGAATTTATCCAGTGGGTTTAGTAATGAGGCAATGCCTTGTGTTCTGAATACTTCACGGGTGGCGTTGACGATGGCATCTTTGTTTTTTTCCATCAGTCTGCTGACTTCATATTCTGGTAAGCCTGAACCTGACAGCATCACGGATTTGTTTTGATCGGGCACCACCGGCAGGGTGCAGGGGTTGCAGGCTAATTCCATTAACATGTTTGATGCAGCACTGGCCAGTTCGTTGATGTCCTGGTGATCATCGCTGGTCAGTATAAATTCATGATCACCGATAAACAGTTTTATTTTTTCATGGCCGTGGCTGTTGTTGGATCGGATGCCATTAATTTTATAGTCATCACCGTTACAGTCATGAAATACTGCATCATGTGTTAATAGTATTTTGCGTTTAATGAAGTCTTTCATGCATCACCTTTTAATTCGTTGAGTTTGGCGGCTAACATTTTTTGATAAATATCTTTTGTTGTTGTCCAGTCAATCGCGTGGTTCTGGTAGTAAGTTATTTCACCAGCACACACTTCACAGTTTTCATCCGGTTCATTATAAAAACAGGCTGTGCAGGTGTGTTTTAATTCCATAGAAAATTCACCGATGCATTGTGCTTTCATGTCACTGGTGATGTTGTTTAAATTTTCTGACGGCATAAACCGGCGGCCATTTATTGCGGGTGGTTTTTTGTCGTTATTAAACTCTTTTTCAATCAGTGCCCAGGCCTCATCATGCACTGACCAGTCAGATTCAATCACGGCACATTGCAGCGGTTCTTTTTTGTCTTCTAGCCGCCCATCATGAATATGGTTGGCAATGATGTTTAAAAACATCAGTTCGTCATCAGATAGATATTTCAGGTCAGTGTTTTTAAAAACTGCATACCTTGTTTCACGTTCAAATTGTTCAGCCATTATTTTTCCTTTATTCAATACCGATATTGTCAACAGGTTTGCCGGTGCGGTAAAAACTGACTGACTTTTGCATTTCTTCACCCAGCCGTTTAACACCCCACGCGCAACCTTCAAGGGCAGACAGTCTGCATGACCAGTCAATCATGTTGTCATGATCCACTTCAAAATCAGCGCCTATCATTTCAACACTGTTTTCAGTGATGATTATTTTCATGTCTGTATTTGTTTTTTTATCTAGCCCGTCAATTAATTCATCCTGATCCATTGCAAGCATCAGGCAGCGGGCAATCATTTCAACAATGTGTTTGTCATCAGTCATGTTGGCAATGGCCTGTAAAGTGTTTTTTAATTCACTCATGACATTAACCCACAAGGTAGAGCGCAGCACCTGACGGTATATTTTCCAAATCAAAGCGCATTGTTTTAATCAGGTCATCGGCTTTGATGCCGTTTGTTTTTATCTCTCTTGTTAATTTTTTATCACCGATAAAACGGGTAAAACTTTTATATGCTTTCACTTCTGCTTTTCTTAATTTTCGGTTGTAATGAAACCGGCAATGATTAATTAATTGCGGGCTGCACTCACTCTCAATGATGGTGGCGGTGTTGGTTTCCATGTTTATTTCAACAGGCAATTCCAGTTTATTCATTAAAAATAATTCTTTGATGGCAGGTTTGCAGTTTGAAAAATCAATGATGGCTTTCATGTGTTACCTCTTTATTTATTGGTGATGAAATTCAGGTCTAGTTCTTTTATTAACCAGCCGTATTTATCATTCAGTTTTTTTTCTATTTCTTTTTTTATGGTGCTGTTGCGTTTGTTTTTGTCGGTGTAAAGAATGTATTTCACAGAGTTGCCATAACAACTATCATTTGTATAAATGACAATAGTGGGTTTGTTTATTTGGCTGTATATCCATGATTTTTGTTTTGCTATGATCTTGAATTGATCATTATCAAAGACAATCAGCTTTTTATTTTCGGCCAGCACCTTCATGTTTGTTATTTCAAACACGTTGTTTTTTGCCAGTATTGCTGGCTGATGAACAATAAGTATTTCATATCTTTTTATCATGATTTTTTCCCTGATTGTTGGTGTATTTGCGCAGCATTAACGCGGCATAAATACTGATATAAATAACAATGGCTATGACTAAAATAATGATGACTGATAAAATACATTTAACGGGCACTTCATAAACAATCACTGCATAAACAATGGCCAGCGCTAACAGTGCTGTATATGTTGCGTGAAATAAGCCGCTTAATATTTTCATGACACCTGCCTTCTGCACAGTGCTGGAAAATCTGTTTCATCCAGATCAATATTGTCTTTGGTGTTGATGACATCGGTTAGTGCAATTTCCATGACACTGAGTCTGGCTTGCAGTTTTGTATCAAAGACCGGCACCATTGCTTTCAGTGCTTTTATATTTTCAGATAACACATCAAGAAAGTGTTTATTAACCAGTTTGTAAGGTGATGCAGACGCATCATGAACGGGTTCTTTGTGAACCATGTTCACAGTTTTTTTGGCTAAATATTCAACGCATAAATTTCTTTTAGTCATTGGATAAACAGGGCAGGTTCTGTTTGCTTGTAAGCATGATTTACAAAGTGACATGGTGAATTCCCTTATCTGAATTGTTTATGTTTAATTTAATAACGTCACTGGCACGGCATGGTTCACCATCAATGTCTGAACGCGTGGCAATCACAAACCGGTTGGTTGTTGATGTCACGCGCCATTGATTATTGTTAGTGGTAAATAAAAGACCAATGTCAGGGCGTTGTGAAAAAGTGTTTTCAGTGTTCATTTTTTTATGTCCGACTAATTAAAATAGCGCGTGATTTCAGAACCAACCCACCGCCCCATTTCTACTGGCACGCCATTGCCGATCATTTTATAAGCGGCAGTGTCTGAACAATTAAATTCATACCAGTCCGGCACACCCTGAAGCCGTGCATATTCGCGCACGCTGTATGGCCGCACACCCATTGGGAAACGTTTATCTTTAACAAGGCGTGTGCTTTTATCTTTGGCGTAATGCGCCACGCACGTGGGTGCCAGATCGTTTTTTTCTGGGTCAGATATGATGGGTAAATCACGGTATTCACCATTCATGCGCGCGGTGATGGCTTTCGGGTAAGTGATGCGCGGCTCATGTTCTAAAATGTCTTTTAATTTTTTAGGGTTTTTATAAACCGGTGGCCGCCAGCTGAATGGTTTTTTGCTGGCCAGTATGATGATGCGGTCACGCTTTTGTGGTAGCCATGTTTGTGCCTGAATCGGGCAAATTGTTGTGATGTAATAATTGGGCAGCTTGGTCATGGCTTCCATCACCAACGGGAAGGCGCGCATACCTGGCACGTTTTCACAGACAAATATTTCAGGGTTGTGAATGGCGGTATGACGCAAAGCGTGCAGGTACATATCATCACCGGTGCGCGTTTCATGAATGTTGGCAATGGTTGAATATTTGGTGCAAGGGTAAGTGAAGGCCAGCACATCACCGGCGGTGTCGGTTAATACCAGTTTTTCTGAAATATCAGTTGGCTGAATGTCTTTATTAAAATTATGACTTTGCACTTTGCAGCAAGTGGCATCCAGTTCAAATGAATGTTGAATGTCTAACCCAGACTGCTGAAGACCGATGTCAAACAGACCGCCCCCAGAAAAATAACTGTTCACTGTAATCATACTTTTCCCCAGTATTAATTTATTTGTTGTTGATTAAATCTTGTAACCAGAACAGCCCTTTGGTTGTGACCATTGTTTTTGTGCTGGTTCGTTCACCTATGCCTTCCTGCACCCAGCTGCTGTTTTTTGTGGCCAAATAACCCTGTTCAACAAAGCGTGAAAAGGGCAGGTTGCAGCCGGTTATCTTGTCTTTAAAAATGATTCTCTTATCACGCATGAATGAAAATAATTTGCGCTGACCCATGCCCAGTTGTTTGGCGGCTTGCTGGATGGTGACGGCGTTGGTGCTTGTCATGTTTATGCGATTAAGTCAGCAGCTGGCTGGACGGGTCGGTTGTCAATCACCAGCTTCAGTTCAGGCTGTTTTTTTATCGGTGCGCGATTGCGGATCAATGAAATTTCACCGTCATTCATGTGCAGCACGCAGTTGATTTTTTTGGCAAATTCATCAAGTTCAAACAGTGACACCGTTAATGGCATTTTGATGTTTCTGGTCTGTTCGCTCATTGGTGTGACCTTCAAATATTTATATAAGATAAACTATAATAAACATAAAGTTTATTTACTGTCAAATAAAAACCACCAAAATGTTGATTATTGTTTATTTATGTATTGATTTATTGATGATTTGCAGGCTGGCTGATGAAAAAAGGCATAAAAAAAGCCCATGAACTGGGCTTTGTGAGGGGTATGGGTGGGCGCTTTAGATGGATTTGGCCTTGATAAGTCGGGCTAATTCATTGATTTTGGCTTTCAGTTGAATAATTTCTGTGTGATTTGAAACCGACTGTTTCACGGGTCTTTCACGTCGCAGTTGTTCGGCCTGCACGGCCAGTGTGGTTTCAAACCGTTGAGCTTCCAGCTTGATCTGTGTTTCTTGCTGAAAGGCTAGCTGGTGTTGGTTGCGTTCCAGTTCATCCAGCTTGGCCATGATCTCGGCTTTGTGTTGCTGGCTCTCTGACAACATCTGATTTTGTTTAATGATGGTGATATTCAAATCTTCTGGAATGCTTTCATAGATGTCATTAGCGAGTTCGATTTTGCTGATGCGTTGTTCATTGCTGTGTTGCAAGTTGTTACTGCTTAAGGTGGTGCCCAGGTAAGATGATGCCAGCAACAGGATGGCTGCCCCCAAAATTTTAGCGCCCTGAATTAACTGCCCCTTCATGCTGTGCTGGTGCAGTTGTTTTTTAAATTCAAAAGCCACGGTGTCTATGTAATTTGTATCAGTCATTTTTTTATTCCTTTTTCTTATTATGAAAAATAACGCATGACAGCATACACAGGACAGAATTGTTTTAAACCGCGTTCTCATTAAAGTGTCAAAAGAGTTTCAAAAAAAGCAGGGCAGTGACAGGCCGCTTTGCGGTGGGAATTTTTGGGAACTGGTTTTAATCGGTTAGCAGGTCTAATTGATTCGCGTTTTTTGACGCTGCATTAACAGGGACGGGCACCGATATGCCGATAATTTTTACCGCGCGGGTGTAGTCATCAAATTCAGCGATGGCATAAGAGTGACGGGTTTGAATGCCTTCAGCGGTTTTGTATCGGTAGTTAATGGAATAAATATTGTTGTCTAAATCGTGTATGCACTCTGAAAGGGATTCAATCACGGTGTTGTGATCTTCATCAATGATGTATTGAAATAAATCATCCAAAGGAATGGTCAGGGTTTCATTGGGGCGCGCAGCTGCATCAATCAGTTGCTTGTGAAAAGTGTATGTGTTTTTTATTAAATCAATTTCCCAGTCATAATATTTATAGACTTCTTTGATCAGTCGCAATCTTAATGGTGTGCCGGAATTGTTTTGTTCTGGCTGTGTCGGTGCTTGCTGGTTTTCATTGGTGGTGTCTGACACGGTGTCAAATTTCATGGGCAGGGTGCCGGAATAAACCCATTGCCAATTTAATGAAAAGGCTTTTGCAATGCGTTTGGCCGAACGAATAGACACTTGGTCATTTTGCGCCCATCGATAAAGCGATGATTTTGAAATTTTATCAGCGGCGTTGGTTTGTCCAGAAAATTTTGACAGTTCTTCAAAAGAAGCTGCCCCCGTATCATCCATAAGTTGTTGTATCCGACGGGAAAAACTAGACATCGTTTAACAGGACGGAAAAAAATAAAGATGTATATTAATTTATTTTTTAACAGTTTTGTAACAAAAAGCACTGGCTTCTGATGGGCGGCTTATTTGTAGGGTTTACCCTTAATGATCAGGTGGCTTGCATGGCCGCCGCAAAACGAATGCCATCCTTGATGGTTTGCGGGTTGATCTGGTTATTTTTGGCGGCGTTGATATAAGCCTGTTTTGCCATTTTGCCCAGCAATTTGGGATCAAAAGGCGCTGTCAAAATACCTTCATCAATCAGTTCATTCTGGGTTTCAATCAGAATTTCAACGATCACTGACACCGCGTTTTCCTCACCATCCAGATTGATCACGTCAGGGGTTGTGTTGGCCTGGGGACTGACCGGTTTAATGATGCCTTCACTGAAGGCTTGAAAATCCCAGTTCATCAGACGGGCAATTTTTGCGCGTTTAGCACTGGGCACACCGCGTGCCCGCCAGTTGTTATAGGTCTGGGGTTCTTCGTTGACCTGATCACAGAAATCACGCTTGGTCATGCCCAGGCGGTCAAGTTCGGCTTCAATCTCTTTTATTAGTGCATCAATCATAAACATTAAGTTTATATACCTTTTTTCGGTTAGCAATATACAAAATGTAGCAATTGTGTGGACAATCCATAAACATTATGTTTATAATTGTTTATGAATGAATCTAACGCATTACAACAGGCCATTGATTTTTTTGGTGAAAAGACCAGTAAACGGGGCGCTTTAAAGCGTTTTTCTGATGCGCTGGGCGTGTCGCCAATGGTGGTTAAAAACTGGCTTAAAAGACGTTTACCAGCTGAATATGTGCTGCCGGTTGAAAAGGTCTGTGACTTTACCGTGTCGCGCCATGCATTACGGCTGGATTTATACCCGCGTGAAAACTGTGCGTGCCCGCGATGTGTGGCAAAAAGTAAAGCGGCGTGAATCATAACCACACCGCCAGCTGGCTGAAGCCCTGGAAGGCATTGTTGTTGGCCAGTTCAAATATTTGCACCTTGTCCGATGTGGTCAGGGTGGTTTGATTTAACTGTTTAAGAATAGCGTCAGCATGATCATCTGTTTTCAGACAAACACTTAAACAATGATCGGACGCAAAAGCGGGGTAAAAATTACCCAGTTTTTTTAAACAGGTTTTTAGGGTTTCACCACGTTCAATGATTTGGGATGAATCATTAAAACTGAAGTGAATAATGATAATGAATTTTTTATACATGTTTTATCTTTGTTTTTTGAAGTTAATTCAAGTGTAAATAAACAGGGGAAAAAGAAAATGAATATTGATATTCATGAACCGCGCAGTGAAACCATCATCCGGCACGTGACACAATTCATGATGGCTGAAAAAGTCAGTGAGGCGACGTTTGCAAATAACGTCAAAGATATTTATCACGGCAGGGTGACAAATGAAAAAGCCCGCGTGGTTCGTTTTCATGAAGACGGTGATGCGTTTGAAGACATGAAAGCCAACGCACAGTTATTGTTTCGTATGATGAAACCTGCCGCCACTTCCAGACTGCCGGTTGATTTGGAAGAACCCATTGTGCTGGCACTGCCTGAAGAAAGACAGCGCAATTTAAAAGCAGAGCTGGCCGCGCGTTATGATTTACTGGCTGCACCCATTCCACACAATGACCCAGAACACAATGTGTTTTCACTGGCGTTATTACTCAAAACCACCGGCGGCACCATTGAAGCGCTGGCACCGGTGATCGCTGACGGCGTGATTGATGACAACGATTTGCCACACGCTAAAAAAGCATTAAAAGAAATTAACAAGTCACTGGCTGAACTGGTCAGCTGGCAGCAAGCCATCACGGAAGTTTTACCGGACTAATTGTTTTATTAAAAAGGGGATTGATCATGAGTTTATGCAATAAAGCGGGTGCAATAAAAAGAATTGAAGCGGCTGAACCTGATTCACCGGTTGCCGTGTTTAAAAAATCTGATCGTTATGATGTGTTATTTGCCAGCACTTACATGACAACAAAACGGATTGAAAAAAATGAACCGGATTTGGTGGGCGTGTTCAATAAAAATATGGATCGTTTTTTTATTGAAAAGAAATTTTCTCTGGTGTCGTGATGAATGAAAAACAAAAAGCCATATTAACTATTTTATCAAATAAACCGATGAAGTTTAAAGAGTTGTTAAAGGCGATTAATGAAAGCTTTTCAATTCATGCGGATGGGCTGGAAAGTATTTTGCATGTAATGACAAAAAATAAATTGATTGTTATTCAAAATGAATACTGGCTGTTTAACAAGTGGCCAGAAAAAAAAGCAGCTTAAACAAACGGTGATCATCATGACGGTTGTTCAATCTAAATATATTGGCACTAACCCTGAATTTAATTTGTTACGTGAAGAACGTATTCAATTAAAACATGATCAGGGCTGTGCGGTGTGCGCTTCAAAAGGTGAAGCCAGTGTGTTTGGTCACTGGCCGTGTCGTTTTTTAAATCGCCGCCCATTGCCTAATGAAAAATATTGTCATGAATGGCAGCTTGAAGACTAAGGGCGTGATATGAAAAAAACGTTTGATGACATTATTGAAGACATTGTTGACGGTGCTATTGATGTCAGTGATGTGGTGATTGGTTTGCTGGGTCTTTTATTAATAGCGTGTTTTCATTGTCGTTATTATCTGCTGATCACTGTTTTATTTATTTTATTGTTTAAGGGTATAGCATGAAAGAATATTTCACTATGTCACTGGATCAGGCTGAAGATGCTTTGTCTTTTATTGATTCCACAGATCGTGAAGTGTGGGTCAGTATGGGCGGGGCGATTAAATCAGAATTTGGTGAAGCTGGTTTTGGTGCCTGGGATCGGTGGTCACAAAACGCCAGCAACTACAAAGCAAAATCTGCGCTGTCAGTCTGGAAAAGTATCAAGCCGTTTGGGTCATCGAAAACCGCCACCATTGGAAGCCTTATTTATAAGGCGAAAGAATACGGATTTAAAATGGAAGCGGATCAATTAACGGATGAAGAAAAAAAACAGCGTGAACAACAGATCAAAGCGCAGCAAAAGAAACGCGAAAAAGAATATAAAATTGAACAAAAGAAAGTCATTCAACAACAAAAACTGGTGTCAAAAGTATCGCTGTTAATCTGGAATGACATATTAGAACTGGGCGGGGCTAGTGAATATTTAGATAAGAAAAAAATCAAACCGTTTAATATCAAATTTTTACCCTGTGCATTAATTGTTATCACCCATGAAGACCGTCATGAAATCCTTCAGGGCGCGCAGCCTGTCAATGAATTTTTTAATAGTGACCGCAGAAATGAAGTGTCCTTTTTGTATTTCAAAAAAGGCAGCGTTGTGGTGCCGTTACAAAATGAAAACGGCGTGTTGTTTAATTTGCAATTTATTCAGTCGGGCGGTGGTAAAACGTTTTTAAAAAATGGCCGTAAAAAAGGCTGCTTTCACTTGCTGGGTGACTGGTCTGACCCAAAGACCGCGCTGGAAGTTGAAGGGTATGCAACGGGGGCTTCATTGCATCAGGCCACGCAGTTGCCCGTCGCGGTGGCGTTTGATTCTGGCAATTTGTTACCAGTGATTAAAGCACTTAAATCAAAGCACCCTGACTGCGCGTTTGCGGTGTGTGGTGATGATGATGTCAATAATGAAAAAAACCCAGGCAGAAAAAAAGCAGAAGCGGCGGCCAAGGCCGTGGGCGGCGTGGCCATATTTCCGAACTTTGAACCGCTGGGGGTTTCATGAGTAATGAGTTTACAGACTTCAATGATCTGCACAGAACGCAGGGCATTGACGCGGTGCAGCAACAGATTTTTCAATCGTTAGATTTAGCACAAAACCGCGCACAGCGCACAGCTGCTGATGGGGTAGAAAGCCAATATGGACAATACCCCCCTGAACAGGCTGCGCCAGCTGATGATAACTGGATGGGTGAATTGTTGCGCACTAAGGACGGTGGAACAAAACCTTGTTCTGGTAACGTTGAAATTATTTTAAGAAATGATCCACGCTGGAAGGGTGCGCTGGGCTATTGTGATTTTTCATATCGAGTGGTCAAACACCATGCCCCGATGCCGGACATGCAAACCGGTGAATGGGATGATGACGACACCGCCAGAACCATCATCTGGTTTGCGCATAATTACCGGTTAACCATTACAAAAAACCATGTGCTGGAAGCACTGGTTGTGGTGGCACAAAAAGCGCGCTTTCATCCGGTCAGGGAATATTTAGCAGAACTGACCTGGGATGGTCAGCCGCGTTTAAAATCTTTTTTACAAAAGGCGATGGGGGCAGACACTGACACAGATGATGCCAGACGTTATTTAGAAATGGCGGGCAGCATGTTTTTGATCGGGTCAGTGGCGCGCATCATGGTGCCTGGGTGCAAAATGGACAACGTGCTGATTTTGGAAGGTGAGCAGGGCAAAGGAAAATCACAGGTGGTCAGTATTTTGTATGGTGACTGGTATTCAGATGCGCCATTGCCATTAGGTGACAAAGATGCCTATCAAAATATTCAGGGGGTCTGGGGGTCTGAACTGGCTGAACTGGATAGTTTTAATAAAGCAGAAAGCAACACGGCCAAAATGTTTTTCTCTCAAAAGCGTGACCGGTTCCGGCCTCCTTATGGTCACAGTCCAAAAGATTTTAAGCGTCAGTGTGTTTTTATTGGCACCACGAATCAGGATGAATACTTAAAAGACTATTCAGGAAACCGGCGCTATTGGCCGGTGTATTGTCGTCATGTTGATCTTCAGTGGACGCGTGACAACCGTGATCAGTTATGGGCTGAAGCTTTGCATCAGTTTGATCAAAACATTCGCTGGTGGCCTGATGAAGATGAACAGCTTGTGTTCACCAAAGAACAAGATGACCGGCTTCAGGTTGATCCGTGGTTATACCCGATTGATGATTTTTTAAAGACACTTAATCGGGATTATGTCACCGGTGATGATGTCTTGATCAGTGCGTGCAGAAAGGATACCGGCACACAAAACCGTGCGGATCAGAACCGCGTGGCACCACTGATGAAGTCATTAGGCTGGCACAAAAAAAGAAAAACCATCACAACGGATTCAGGCAAGAGTGAACAAAAACACGTTTATGTTCGGCCAGATGGCTGGGAGTTTGTAAAAAAATCAGAAGATAAACAACCACCGATGCCAGATGATGAATAAATTCACGGGTTATTTGCCAACCTTGCCAACCTGTTTTGATAGGTTGTCCAGCTTGAAAGGCTTGCGGGTTATGGGTGAAACCAACCTTGCCGACCTTGCCAACGGGTCTGCGCGTATATGCGCGCGCACATGTCCATTTCAATATAGGTTATCTATGTTAGTTAGGTTAGAAAACACAAATAAAATCACCAGCTTAAGTGTTGCCAACCTGAAAAGCTGGGTTGTCTAGGTCGGCATGATGAAATGGAAGCGGATCAGTAATGTCAGAAGCCGGTCATCAGAAGGTTATTTGATTGAAGTGATGAATAACCAGTCACCGTTTGTTTATGTGGTCTGGCCACCGGTTAAAGAAAATGAACAGTGTTTTAAATTTCCACATGAAATCATCAGAACGTTTTCAACCGGTTCTGATCTTGATCGGGTGAATAAAGCAAAACAATTTTGTGAAGTACATTTTGAAAAGGGGCGTAAAAATGCAGCGTGAAAGTATAGAGATTACCAGGGAACGTTTAATTCACTGGGGTGATTATTTCGATAAGACACAAGACAGAAGTCTTGGCTATCCGTCACAGTCAGCCATGATGAATGCAAACACCGGATCAAGCGCGCCATTGTATCAAGATGACCCTGAAGCCTGGGAGATTGAAAAAATCATGTTACGAATGCAGGCCAACTGCAATGGTAAATGGTCACAGGCTTTGATTCTGGTGTATCAAAAAAAGGATTCAAAAGTAACGGCGGCCAGCAAACTGAAAGTCAGTCTGGCCACCTGCAAAAACTTTATTAATTGCGCTGAATCATGGGTTGATGGTCAGCTGGCTTTACTGGCAGAACAGGTGGCGTGAATAACGTTTTAAACTTTTTAAATTATTTTGTTTTTTACTGTTGACCGGCTAGCCGATATTGTTTATAAATACGTTAGCTTGTTATTATTGCCAATTCAAAAAGCCCTGTTCCCCAGCAGGGCTTTTTTTATGCGCGAGTGATTCCAGGGATGGTTTCTTTTAACAAGCTACCTTCATACATTGTAGTTAGCCCCTTTGACTTATTTCAGAGGGGCTTTTTTACATCTAATGAAAGGATATAAATCATGCGCGCAATATTAGATTTTTTATTTCATTTATTTGATTGTGATTTAGTATCTGAAGATGACAATGAAACCGAGATTGAAGCCAATGCAATGGTTTCAATGTTTGGCGTTACGGAAAGTTTAAAAGATCATTAATTAAATAAATAATATTTTTAATTTATTAGCTCGGATAAAAAATGGCAGATTTGGCAACGGGTTCACAATACGTCGGCAGCGGCATGGTTGTCATCGGTGGACTGTCCGCTAATGAATGGACGCTATTAACAGTAATTGGTGGTTTCATATTGGGCGTGGGTGGTTTTATGGTGAATTATCTTCACAAACGCACTATCAGGATATTTGATTTAGAGCATAAAAAAACAATGGCGCGTCAGGATAAATGGTTCAAAGAACAATTATTGAAACATAAAGATAATGGTGCTAATTAGTTATGCTATCTGATTTTACACGTGAAACCACAACAGCCAATATTGGCCTGCTTGATTGTACTGGATTGACAGCGGTTAATAAACGTCATCGTATCAGTGAAAAACACCCCTTGAATCATCGCGTGTCTTATGTGATTGAAGATGATGCTGCGGGATTACAAGAAGAAGGAATTGGATATTTATCCGCAATCGGCACATTGGTTCGCGAGCTGGTCACGGGTAATTCAAGCAACACAACGGCGTTGATTGATTTTAATAACACCAACACAAAAAACGTCATTATCACGGCTTTGTCACACACCAATGCCCCGATTGCGCACCGCATTCAATCGGCCTATGGAACCAGACGGGTTTTTTCAGCGCATGTCAGTGAAGATTCAACCAACTTGGCAATGGTTCCATTGCGAATTTATTATTCGCCGTTTCTGTATACAGGTCATCCAGATAGTTTTGACGGGTTGTTTTTGCGCGTGGTCACTGAGGCAGCGGCGGCAGGGATCAAAATCGGGTGGTTTGAAGCCAAAGCTGATTTTACAGTTGGTAACAAGGTCACTGAAACCATCATTGACATTGATGCATCGACACAAGGCACCAAACTGGAAACGTGCCCAGTCACACCGGTTAGACCTGGCTGGGGGTTCATTGCTTATATTTCAGATTCTAACCCGACAATCAGAGAAGCCGCGCAGCAAGTGCTTTGCCCTTTGGGGGTTGATGGTTCAAACAATCCTTATCGTTGTTATACAGAAAATTCTGCCACTTTCTCTTTACCCGCTACAGCAACACCAGGTGGCGTGACCGCATCTTATGGCGCTCCGCATGTAGGGATTGAATTATGATTACTTTTCCTGCTAACCCAAATGAAATATCTGTTCTGGTTAATGAAATTGAAAAAGCAGGTATTGAATTTGAATGGCGTGACAATGTGCCGTTTTCATCTGATGACGTGGCCGCACAAACCATTGTTGACAACTTTAATGCGGTGGCTTTTGTACAGGCAGAAAAAATACTTGCCGTTAAAAAATTGGCGCAAGAAAAAATATTTTCAATTTTGCCGGATTGGAAGCAGTCAAACTATAACGGCAGAATGAATGAACTGAATGCCATAGCATCGGGCAATCATCCCATTGAGCTGCAACGGGTATTGACGGATATTGAAAAAAATGAAATTGCGGTCATGTTTGCGGCCATGCAACAAACGATTGCCATCCGTGATCAGTCAGATGTTCATGAAATAACTATAAATACTTTTTCAACGTTTAGTGATGTATTTAATTACGACATAACCGCTGGCTGGTAAACAATGAGCATAGGCGAAAGCGCGCTAGGTGAATTAGCACTTGGCGAATCATCTTATGTGGCCAGTGGTTCTGTTGTGTTGTCAATACAAAACAGCTTGTCATTACAAGCGGTTGATAATTTAGATTTAACACAATCCAATATTTTAAGTATTGATGAAACACTCAGTTCACAGTCTGTTGAAAGCCTGGTGCTAACACAGGCTCATGTGCTGGTTGTTGATGCGTTGTTG